AATCGATAAAGACTCCGCTGGAGATAATGCAGAATCTGAACATATCTTTGCCCGATTTGCACAAGACTCACTTGATATGACTCAAGTGGCAAGCGACGTGTGGAACATCTCTATGAAGATTGAAGAAGAGTTTTAAAAATTACATAGAAAATCTAAATTCATTTCGCCTCGGCAATGTGGGCATTCCATTTTTTCCTTCCCCATCCTCGGGAAGTTCTTATATGTGATAAGAGACCTGCTTGATTTCCCAGATTTTGGCTTTTCCCAACAATAATCACATACAGGACAATATTTAATATCTTTGTCTGCGCTCTCACTATCTAACATATAGGGGTCTTCTACTATTTGCCGTGTGCTAAACAGCTCTTTTATTACCCAAGATATATTGTTTTCGTAATCGGGGTTCTGACTATAGAATTTCTTTTGAAGCCAAATCGCATAGTTTGAGCGTATCTCTTGCTTTTTTTCCCTCATCCGTCCTTATCTTTGACATATTTTCTTCAACCTCTGCGCTGTAATTGTCTCTTTTGGCGTAAAACTCAAGCGCGTTTTTCATTCTTACACAGCAAGTTGCAACTTCTTTGTTTGACATTAGAACGGAGCGTCGCTTTTCTTTTCAAAGGATATATGATAATATTCTTTGCCGTCCTTTGTTTCTCTGCTCCACATGGCAACATAATAGTCTTCCCCGCCAATGTCGGCAGAGCCTTTGTAGTCAGGTCTGCGTTCGTTTCCTTCTTTATCGTTTAAAAAGGTTGAGCCGCTGTTTTCTTTGTGTTTATATGCTTCCATATTAACTCCTAATTAAAGGCGGGGCGGAAAAAGGAGGTATCGGAGAAGCCGATAAAGGAAACCACCCCACCTTATGTTACTTTAAATTTACCTCTCTTTTTATAGGGTTTGAAATATCTTTTAATATTCTTCCAGCCTGTACTGTCTTTTTTTCTCTTAATGCGTTCATAATAATCATGTGTTCATCCTCGTCAACGATTAAGATTATCTTGGAATCTGCTTTCTCTCTCACTAAACCTTAACCTCAAATATCGTGGTTTTTGGTTTCATTTTATCGCTTGACTTCGGGTTATAAGCCTCTATGCTTTTTTCGATATTATAACCCTCCACATCGTCTACGTTCTGAAGGTCTATTTTTATACCGTCCCTATTGCCATTGCTATAAAAGATATAACAGTTTTGCGATGCCCTCCCTGAAAGGTTAAGGGCTTTTTCCGAATAATCATTAGCCCCGACCATTGAAGAACTTCTTGAATACGTGTCTCCAACTCTCGCACTATGAACGTGTCCGCTTATCACATAATCTATTGAAACGCCGCGATTTGCATATCTGCCCATAATCTGATTGACCGAAGATTCGTGTCTTGCCCCAATTGCCCCGTGTCCGTGCAGCATCAGTAGATTCTGACCTGCAACACCTATCACAAGCTCCGTCGGGTCGCCAGATATAAACCCTACGTGGCTACCCATAAACAAGGCTCGGAGCATATTAAAGATTGTAAAATCATAATTGTCGGTGGCTAATATGTCAGACCATCCATATTCCCTATGAACCCTCGCCTCGTTCCCCGATACGCAGGCAACCGTAACCTCGTAATCTTCAGAAAGCTCTATAATTGCCTGTTGAATAATGTCAACCGCAAGAAAGACAGCCGAAGCCCTATTACTTGCACTATTCAGCATTTCATCTAATCTGCGGTCTGAATTGATTAAATCGCCTGTGAGAGATATAAGCACCTTACCTATATCTCTAGTTGAAAAATATGTTTTAGAGCCTTCTATGTGCTTTTTTAGGCGTTTTGAGGCTATTCTAAAGTTATATTTGTTATTGGGAAGGTCAACAAGCTCGTTGAAGTGCAAATCTGATAGATGAATCACCCCAACGGCATTCTGTTTTTTCTTCCTGTGTTTCTTGACTTTTGTATGTAGTTTATAAGAACGAAGAACTTCATAAATGTGGTTGTTCATTTCCGTTACTGCGTTTTCTATTCTTGCATACTCTCTAAACGACTTTCTTTCAATCCTGCTTCTGTCTTGATGCGCCTGTTTTTGCTTGGCAATCCTGACGTTTTCTTTTATTAATTCCGGTTCTGCTATTATAGGATATGCGGTTCTATAGTTACAGTCTTTACACAGCCACCTTTGTTTGCCCTTTGCGTTTTTGCTTTTGCGAATAAGGTTTCCACTTCCGCAAGATGAACAGGAAACGATGTATCCGTCGTCATTAAATATAATCATTGTCTCCCCTTTTGTGCTTTTTTGAGTTTATCATATAAAGCTTCTAGCTGTTTATCCGTGAATCTTTTCTTGGTTTTATATCTCGTATGAAGCCTATCGTAAGATTTCTGCCCAAACATCCTGACATACCAATTAGAATACGGATAAAAGTCTCTATTGTGCGACAAATTACAACCACGACATTGGGTATGGCAATTACCGTTTGATGAAACGTCCCATCTCGTTGAATAGCTCCTCCTTGGGAAAAGGTGTCCGTTTTGAAGGTGTTCTTTGTTGTCGCAAACGACACACCGCTTATCCCTTGCTCTAATTATAAGGCTGACAATCTTATCTAATTTCCTTACAATTGACATTCTCTTTGTTTTTTTCTTCGGCATTACAGGATATAACCAAGTTTTTCACAATAAGTCTCCCACCAGTCTAAAAATTGAACAACTGTATATTGCTCAACAATAGGGGTTCTCCATAGATATTCGTCGTTGAGCTTAAAATAAGACTTGTCAACAAACTGTGTACTAGCCACAATGGTTTCTTCGGGGGTTGTGTTATGTCTGAATATAATCGCACAAGACCTGTTTCCAGCTATGTCGTGAGATTTTACTACATTTTCCAGAGCTATTCTTTGCCCTAACCGAACTGGTGCGCCAAGCAGTTTTGCCTCAAAATAAACAAACACCTTACTTCCATAGTCAATAAAACCATCAATGTCTGTTGGGGTTATTCCACGCCTCCTCTGCATTCCGTCAAAGGAAATGATTTGTTTTGCTCTCTTTTCGTGATTTATAAGAATTTAATTAACCATCCCAATTGTTTTCATATAATCAATTTCTGATAGCGTTTCCATCTTGGTTCTACATATCAAACAAAATTTAATAGTTCCCTTTTCTACTTTCTCGTGGTGAAAAGTATGGTTCGGGCAAACAATAACATTTTGTGATGACTCTTTTTTTGTTGCGATTTCTTCGTCGATTAATTGCTCTGTCGTTTTTAAAACCTCGTCTTCCCATCCTCTATTGTTCAGATAAGTGAGGGGGTTTTTTCTAAATTGCTTGTCCGTTGTTGACGAGACATACCTCGGAAGATGTCTCATCGCCTCCTCTTTTTCTGTGTTTTTTAAGTTTTTCCATTTCTTTTTGCATTTAACACGATTAATCTTTTTATCATATAAATTCCAAAATTTATCGAACGGTATGTTATTATTTGTATTACTATCTGTATTACTATCTGGTATAGGTTTGTTGGTTTCGATAAATGCATCTGTTGGTTTCGACAAATGCATTTGTTGGTTTCGACAAATGGAAGTATCGAAAAGTGAAATTGCCCTATCTGTAAGCGCATACCAAGTCGTTCTATCATACTTCTTTTTGTTGTGATTAGCTGTTAATATATAACCGTCTTTCTCTAGTCTTTTTAGGGTGTTGCGAATCGTGTAAGTGCTTATATAAGTGAAGATAGCGGAAAATCCAGCTATTGAATTATAAGTCCAATAATGCCCATCAATCTTGTTTTTATTGTTGCCCATATTTCGCTTGTGCCAATAAAAAAAATGCTGAAGAAGAAGGGCTTCGTGTAGCCCCAAGTCATCAGCAATTTCAGTTGGGAATGAATGCGAGTCCATTGTATTTCTCCTTTATTTATCAAATATCCACATAACAATTATACCCATTACGATACCAAATAGCAAACCTATTTTCGTTCCGTACCAGAACATTTTACGCCCGAGGTAAAAAGCTCTCGCCCTGTGTTTCTTGTTATTTGGTTGTTCTGCTTTCATTATTTCTTATATATAATTTTTCTCGTCGAATATTCCTTTCAACATTATATACAATTTCTTTAATTGTTTTATGTCACAATACTCTGTCAGCATAACTTCTTTGTTTTTACTGCAATCATGTTCTTCCAAACTAAAATGAGTTGTGTGTATATTAAGTTCTAACCAACGTCTAACCGCATTATCGTGTACTGGTTTATCGAGAGAACATTCTAAATCCCATCGATAGGTTACGCTATTACGATGCTTCATAATTGCCCCACTTCCATTTTCCTTTTTCGTTTTACTTGGTTTGCCGTTCTGCCGTTGCGTTTTAACCATTCGTTCAGTTTGCGTTTTTTGCGTTTTCGGTCTTTAGCTTTGCTATTAGGCAACGAACAACTCCCCCTGAATAAGTTGGTGAGCTATTCGTTTCTCGGCAATTACGATATATTCTTCATTCAGTTCTATACCTATGAAGTTTCTGTCTAATTGCTTACACGCTACACCAGTTGTTCCTGAACCCATAAACGGGTCTAATACAGTATCATCCTTTTTACTTACTAATCTTACAAGCCAAGACATAAGTTTAATTGGTTTTACTGTTGGGTGGTTGTTTTGTGCGGGCTGTGTTCTCCACCTTTCTGAAACATCGTCAAGGTTGCCATCTCTATCACTTCCCGCCAGTCCCGCCCTGCGTTTTTTGTCTAATTTTTCACACCCTGCGTTCCTTTCTTTCTTGCTTGCTTTTGGTGTTTGAATCAGCCCGTGTTTTTCTCCCCAAACATCTATATCGAAGTAGCGGGATTTTTCTTCTCCTAACGCATCATCGGTTACAAGCAGGTTTGCTGGGAATCTGCACTTAGGTTGAGGAACACTTGGAGGCAAACCATCCACCCTACTCTCATCAATGTTAATCCCACCAGTGCCGTGTTTTAATACATTCTCTGCAACTGTATTTTCACTCAACGGTTTTCTTGCCATTACAATAGGCTCGTGTGCAGGTTTTAGTGCAGTTCCCCACCCTTCCCATTCTGAAGTGCCTTTGGATACATTAAAAACACTTTCTCCTTTATTATTCTTATAGGTTTTTTTACTTAATTGTAGTGTTCCTTTTCCTGTTGGTTTGTCTGCCCCTGTTTTTTTTTGCCCTATTATATCCCTTTCATTACCCTGTAACTTATCTACTGCTTTACCAATATTATGACTTTTAGGAAAACCTGTAGCATAAATCCATTCAAGCATATCTCTTATCTCAAATCCTGCACCTTCAATAGCACAAGCCATTCTGTGATATGTCCTTGTGCCACCAAAAGCAAGTAAGTGTCCACCCGCTTTTAATACTCTTAAACACTCTTTCCATAGTTCTACATTGTAAGATATTCCAGACGCATCCCATTTTTTGCCCATAAATCCTAATTCGTAAGGTGGGTCTGTTACAATAGCATCAACGCTGTTATCATCTAATTCTTTTAGCCTGTTGATGCAGTCGCCCTGAAGTATGTTATTCATAAATTTCAGCCCGATTAGCCAACCGCCCCGACTTCATAGGCATAAAGCCAATCCATCGGGGCTTTGCCTGCTAGCCTCTTAAGCACTTGCTCCAAACTTCTTAAAAAACTCTAGATTCTTTGTCTTAAGTAGCTCTTCAATGTTTTTCTGGTCTGCATTTTCGAGAGCAAAAAGAGCAAATGTGTAAAGCAACACTTGAAACACTTCTTCACAAGCATCTTCGTCGCCTGACTTTGAGGCGAAAGAAAACTCACATAACGCACCAGCGAAGGATTCAACCATATCCACCCTGTTCTCTGTGGTTAATTCGTCAATTGGCTTGTCGCACCAATTTTTTATTTTGTTTTTATTCTTTTTATTTTTCATTTAATTATTCCAATTATAATAGAGATTAGAACGCCCAAAAAGAGTCCACATACAAAACACACTATTAATTTTCTGAATTGTATATTTTTTCTTTTAATCATTTCATTTATAATAGGATTAAACGTAATCCGCTTGACTTTCATACGCCACCCGTTAAATCGTTTATAACATCGTAATCCTTGTCCATTTTGTTATCTATGATATCTAAACCCATCATAGCATTATTGGGATTGTTGGACTTTACAGACTGAACCACGCTATAAACATAACTCAAAAGCGATTTTAGTTTCATGTTCTCATTTATAAGGTCGTCAATGTTTTTTTCGGTGTTTATTTCCACTTCTCTATGTGACATTCTTTTTCTCCTTTTTTATTTTATTTGATATTTTATTTCTACTAAAGTGTGCGAATTTTAGATAACTATAAAAATACTCAATAGCCTCTTCTAAATTTTGCGCATCACAAAAGCTATCAAAACTTTTTTCATGTTTTGATTCTGATTTTATTGTTATCCAATATATAGGCAATTTATAACCTACGCCCAAAGAGAAACAGGGTAGCATCCACCCGCCTACGTGACTGGTCGACATTCTGATATTTTACTATCGTCTTTTTTTGCGTTTTAGTTTCTTCTTCGGACATTTTTTTAGTTTAACAATTTTATTTGGATGTGTTGCCAGACCGCAATAAAGTTCGCCTTTCCATTCGGTGCAAAGAGCACACCGTCTATTTATAAAATGACATTGCTCAAACACGGTCTTAAAAAGAGGGGGCGATTAGTTAGGGTAACGACAAGGAAACCGAATAGGCACAAAAAAGAAAGCCTAGGTTTGCTAACCGCCCCACCCATATCTACCATGTAATCATCGCTGATTTCGCATTGCGTTAGCAACTTCATCAGCAGAGGCATATTCCGTTCCTGCTAATCCAGCAGATGCACAGGCTCGACCAATGGCGGATGTTTCACAAACCTCAACATAGGATGTTTTGTTTATGAAGTTACCGCCACGAAGTTCATGAGCAATACCCGTGAACTTCCGACCGTCTGAATATTCGATTGTGGCACGAACGATTATTTGGTCATTTTTCGGGTCTTCAAGAAACATTTCCCATTCTAATATTTCTGTTGAAATGGAAACATCATCCCGTAGACCGTGTAATTCCAAGACTCGTTCTGCTACCGTCTTATATTCTTTTCCGTGTATTGTTACAGGCACTATCCTATCCTCCACACTCTTATTCCAGCTCCGAGCTTTCTAGTGGCGAATTTCTTTGCATCCGCCCTTGACCTGTTTAACACCGTAGAGAGAACTGGGATGTTATCCTTTCTGCCTCCATCGAGGAAAAAAGAATCGCCAACCTCCATTTTGTCAAGAAATAGATATTTTCTATTTCGTACGGGTGGAAGGGGTATGTTTTTGTCTATTTTCATAGAATCTCCTTTTTATTGGTTGTTGTTAATTAAAGAGTTCCTCGTATTGCTTTTCTAAAATATAAGCAATAGCTAATTTATAAGCACGGCTAGGCGTTATTTTACCCCAAGCCCAATTATAAACAGCCGTTCTAGAAACTCCAAGCTGTCGCCCAAGCCAAGCAATGCTTCGTTCTTGAGCCTTCAGTTCTTTCAATACTAAATCCATTTTTCGTTTTGTTCCTCTATTTATAATAAGAATATAAGCACATTTGTTTATATGTGCAAATGATTTCATTCTTACCTATCATGGCTAAAATTCAGCCAAGGGTAATACAATCAATCGAGTCAATCACCATATTGGTCAAGGTTTATGTCGCCGTATGCGCCCGTTATTTTGTCGGGCGTTATTTCATAACCGCAAAGCACACATTCAAGACCGAGTTCGACTTGGTCTCCACATTGATATTCTGTTTGAACAAATTCACATGGCAATGGCGAATCATTGTGTTCTTCTTTCAAGCATTTATGCCCAAACCGATTTGTTAGTTGTTCATTTATAACAATATCCATATCTTATCCTACTTTCTTTTTTTTCATATTTTTCCCCGATGGGTTTATAGCATCAGGGTCTTCATTTATAAGAACGCACTCCACGCATATTCTTTTATCGATATTTCCGCTATACTTATCAAACTCATCTCCGCATACAACACACTTCTCTTTATCTGTGTTTTTCATCATAAAACCGCGCCGATGAATGTCGGGAACTTTGACCGCTTTAGGATTTCCTTCTTCAACACCCATAGCGTGTTCTTTACACGCGCTACAAATATCGCTATCGGGATATCCGGGCTCGTAAAACATAGCACCGCAACAATTACTTACCTTCATTTTATCCACTCCTCCCTTTTAAGCTCGTTTGCGTATTTTTCGCATAGTGATTTATAATTTTCATAGATGCACAAATATCTAGCCCTTGATAATCCAGTTAAGGTAAACGACCTAGGGTCAATCATATCATAACCTCCAAATCTCCTCACTTGCTCATAGTTTAAAAAATCGTTTTTAGTTATTTGATTTGTAATCATTTTTCATTCTCCGAACACGCTTTTCTGAACCTATCTGGGTTGAAATTTTTAT